TATTTGCTCTCGGGTCGTGTTTTTGTAGTAACCCATTACTTTTAAATCTTCATTCATAATTCTAAAATTAAATTGTTATAATACTCACGTGCTAACTCTATTCGTTGTTTAATTTGTTCAATTACGCTTTCGTTTTTTGCTATTTTAAAGACTTTCACGCGCTTTTCTTTTGGTATGTGGTCAAAGTTATGCTTAGACTGAACAAAGTCCCTTAAATCCAAACTTTCATCAATTAACCCTTGTTTCCAATGTTCGCGCCTTACTTCGTCCTCAACTATTTGAAATGGTGTATTTACTAAGCAATAACAAAGTAACGCTTCATCTTTTTCTGTTAACCACATATAACCTTGTAATTGATAGTAGTAATCTTTGTTTGGACATTCAGTTTCAAAAAACGGAAAAGTTGTAGCATCCCAACTGCATTTAACATCCAAAAGAATTTCATTCGTGTTTACGTCAGGTGTTCCTGTTAAATAATCATTGATTAGATTCTCGTCATTTTTATAGATGAATCCTAAGTCAAGAACTTCATTAACTAATTCGATACCTTCATCTTCAACCTCATTACCTTTATCCGTGTATCTGCTCCAAAACTCTTTACGGATTCCGTATTTATGTTCGATTGCAAGTTCCTGAATATAGGTCTTTGTAGTTTTAGATAAGACCTCACCCTTTGTTTTGGGTGAAGTCATTATGCGGCCTAATTGTGAGCAACGTATTTTCATCAGTATCTAAGGCTTATTTTGTTTCTACTCTTGTAATTATAAATATCTTCAACAAGAGTCCTATACTGCTCAATATTTGCGCAATCAACTAAAGCTGTTGGTTGTAATCTAAGTTTGTGCATAAATTCATTAAAATCAAATATTTCTTTTTTTAATAATCCCATCATTGCTAAAACACAAGATGAACGATTGTAACCTGAATAATATGGTTTCATCATTCGTATTTTATTAGCCATATCTTGCGCTAAACTCATATTTCCATTTATCCAAGTTCCTTGTTCAAACACGTGTGCTGTGTTATCTAATTTTACTTTTTTGTTACAACTAAGACTTCTTGAATCTCCACGACCAGTATTTTGACATAATGCAATACAATCACTAAAACTGTAATCATCATTTTTATTTACAAAATCACGCAATTTAATATAAGATTCAATTCCCATATTAGCGTATCCTTCCATAAAATCTTTTTTACTCCAATTCTTTTGATTAAGATTTAATGTATGAACTTCATTTAATGAATATCCATTTACAATAATGTAGTAAACAAACGATTCAGCTTCTTTGGCTGCCATTAAACGATGTTGTCCGTCTATTACTTCCATTCGTTCATTAACTAAAATTGGGTTACACTTCATTCCATAAACACGAATTGAATCAGCTAATCGCTTAATGTGTTGTAAATTTGGAACTCTGTTTCCGTCAATCTGTTTAAAGATTGATAAATCACTTGTTTGATAAACCTTGTTTACCTCTTTTGCTGTTTGCACGTGGTTACTGTACTTCGCCATTGGTGCTGCTGTTGTGTTATACATAGCTTTTAATTATATAAGTAATAATGCTTTTTGTTGAACTTCATTTAATTCGAACTTCGCTTGTAGTTCTTCAGCTGTAAATTCACCTGCTCTAATTGCTTCTACTGCTTTTAAGAATCGTTCACCTTGTATTGTAGGTTTTTTTGCTTCCGTTTTTACGGGTTTTATTTGTTCTCCAGCTGCGTCAACATCTTTGTCGGTTACAATACCTAAAATCGAAGATAGTGCGTAACGTCTTAAATAAGTAATTGCAGAACCTAAAACTTGAAAATCATTCATTCCTTTTAATTGAACACCTTGTGGAATATCCGTTTTACTTTCTATGCTTTCACCACTTTCACAATGGAATAAACAAGTTACTATTTGTTGTCCGTTAATTAACTGAGTGAAGCCTAATCCGTGTTTTTGTAACAACGGGTTAATCACTTCAAAGATTTTCGGAAGGTCAGCGTACGAATATCCGTAGCCTTGCGTTCCTTTGTGAATCACTGGCACCTCTTGCTGAAATGCTGCTAAACTTTTAAATAGGTTTTTCATAATATGAATTTTAATTGTTTGACAAATATAACTATATTTTCTAATATAATAGCAAAGAATAAAAAAATTATAAAAATTTCTTTAATCCTTCAGCACATCGTTCAATGCTGTTTGCTCTTTCCTGAAGGCTTTGGATTTGTTCTTGGATAGTCTGCTTACAATCACATGTAAAATAGCCGTTAGACGTGGCGATAAGCGGTATTATGCCATTTGTACGTATATAGTTAACCATTTTACGCAATCGCGGGCCATTCATTTTAGTTTTATAACCTTTCGTGTTTAGGTATTCGTTCATTCGGGTTACTATTAATTCACTTTTAATTGGGTTCGCCTTTTTGTAGTTTCGGAATCCGTGAACAACGATAGGCAAAATCTCCATTTCTTCGCTTGTAAGTTCGTGTGTGAACTCTTCAAAATTTGTTACGCTCATTTCTTGAAAGTTTGTTCGTAATACATTTCGCCAGTTAACCAATATTCGTAATTCGTGTCACCTTTGCTTTTTTTCAATTTATTTCCGTGCGCTTCGATTATTTGTTGCTTTTCAAGTTCTAAAAACTTGTGAAAGTTATTTACAAACTCCCTGCCTTGTTGCGTATAAATGTCAAATAAAGACGGGTGCAACTTTTCTAATTCGCTAAATACTTCTTGTAATGCTGTTTTTTTCATAATTTAAGTTTTAATTGTTTGACAAATATAGTTATTCTTTTTAATATAACTCTAATTGTTTAATCTTTTTTTTATAGATGTTAATTATTTCTTTTAGCTCGTCCTTTGTGAACTTCCGTGTTTGCTTAGCTTCCAGCTCCAAAAGTGTTAATTGTTCTTCTCCTATCTTGTTAATTAATCCTTTGCGATATTCAATTAGATTACCTGAAAGATACGTGTTGCAGTGTTCACACTGAAGATGAACATTTAATTCATTAAAGCGAACGTTCCAATGGTTGTTAGCATTGAAGTAATGACCTGCATTTTCTTTTAATGGTTTCTTTTGGCACGATATACAAACTTGCCCTTTATCTCGTAATCTGATATATTTATTAAAAATTATTTGAGTAGCTTTAATTAGTTCCTGAACAGTCTCTAAATCGTTCTTCATTTTGGCTTTCGTCTTTTTCCAAGTCTTCGCCTTTTCAGATTCTACCCAAACACGGACGCACTCATCTTTTAAGCAGTATTTCATATTAAAGCGTATGGGCTCAAACTTATTTCTACAATGCTTACAGCGTGGCATCTTTAAAATTTAATTGTGATTGTAAATCCTTGACTTTGAATTTCTCATCCATTAATAGCTTTTCAAGTCTAAAATTTTGTTGCAGTGCTGTTCTTAATTCCTTTTCCATAGCATCGTAGCTAATTTTCACTTGTTGTAAGTCTGCTAAGCTACGTTCCATTGAATGTATTAAATCATATCTATTTGAAGCACGTTCTTTTATTTCCTCAAGGCTTAGTTTAATCTTTAAATAAGTAGTGTCTAAGTTTACTTTGCCAGTTATAATTGTCAGTTCATCCATTTATTCGTGTTTTTGTAAGTTATAATTTACATATGCAATATATTTAATATCACTTTATAATCATATGATATTTCTTCATTTTTTCTTTTTATAAATATTCTATTTTTTTCTAAAATTATTTTAGAATTACAATAAAAATCAACAATATCCTCACAATTAAAATTAACATGTTCATCTCTTTCATCTTTACTATGTTCACGTCTATCTTCTTTTATGCACGCATCAACATGAATAAAATATTCACGTAATGATAAATGATTAACATCCCACGTTTTTATTAATGTATATGCTTTAGAATACATTTGCATTCTTCTAATTATATCTTTTGTTTTACCATATTTATATAAAATAACATCCTCTATAATTTCATTTGTTCTTTTATTTACAATTCTATTTCGCGTATTACACAAATAAATATTTCCAATCTGATTTTTTGATTTATTAAAAATATTTTCTATAAAATAATTCATTTCTGTCTCCATAACTTAAATTTTAAAATGGTATATCTTTTTTCATCTTTTCACTAAACGAAAGTAATTCTTTTCCGTTAACTACATCGGGTTTAATCAAAGGTAGTTGTTTAGCTGGAAACTGATTACTAATTACATTGCGTTGTTCACTTGCGTAATATTTCGTGTAATTGTTGTTTTCTGCATCCTGAAAATAGTAAGTCAATCGGTCTTTGTCAAAATACATTTTAATACTTCCAACTTCGCCTATTGAACGTGGTTTAATTTTGTTAAAGTAAATTGTAACTTCATTGCTTAAAATATCTTCACGATGCACGGTTATCATTGATTTACCCGAGTTAAACCATTCACTACCGCCTTTTAAATCGTAAGGACTTGGAGCAGGTCTTTTGCCGTTTTCCTTTTCAGTTAACTTAGGGTGAATGATCGTGTGTAAATGTAATTCGTTTTGTTCGGCAATATGATTTCTTAATGGTAAAATATATTCTAAATATTGCGCGTAACCTCCATGTTTTTCGTAATCGTGGCTCATATCTTTCCAACTATCAATCGAAGCCGTGTGTAATCCTTCATCCGTGTTTTTTAATTTAATTGCCCATTCCCAAAAATCCTGCGGACTTAATTTTCCTTTTGTTTCTTTACGAGTAACGATATGAAAGTGTCTAAACACCCATTCCATAGCGTGCGTTATTTCAATATCCGTAATTACATTTTCTGCATTCGGATTAAAACTTTTACCCGTCTTTTTGTGTATTAAATCGGCTACTATTTCAACATTGTTTCCTACGTCAGGAAAATAAACTAAATGTTTCCAACCGTAAAACTTTGAAGTGTTTACAAGTAGCTCCATAAGAACTTGAGTTTTACCGCTCATTGGGTAACCCGTCCAATCGGTGCAATTACCTAAAGTCATTGAATAATGTTTGTGTAATTGTTCCCACCCTAAAAACATTCCTTTTTTATGGTAATTATCGCGATGCTTGTAAATCTTATCTACAATATCGCCTTGTTCAGTTATCTTAAATCCGTTCATCGTAAATGAGGTAAATTAAATTTTTCTTCTTGTTGTTTAGGTTGGTTTAAATATTTCTCAAAGTTAGCAGGTCTTAAAAAATGGTCAGGCGTTGCGTTTTTATTTTCTATTACCCATTCACTTTTAATCATATTTTCAAACGCATAATTCCATTCATCAGTAGAATATTTATCCAAAAGTTTTTTTAAGTTACTTTCAGTTTGATTGTTTAATGTTCTAAACTTAGCTTGTTGTTTTCCGTGTTTTACAAATTCTGAATTAAACCAATTCAAAAAACCATTTACACGTTCCTGAAAAGGAACTATATATACTTTCTCTTCTTCTTTCTCTTCTTCTTTCTCTTGTACTTGTATTAAAGGGTCTTGCATACCCCCTTGCATACCCCCTTGCATAGGGTCTTGAATAGGTGCTTTTGTTTTATCTTCATAACCCTTTATTTGCTTGTCAATAGAGTGTTTTTGAGATATATAAGCAAACTTAACCATTCCATTCAATTCGGTTTCTTCACCTGTAAATTGTCTTTTGAGTAAAGCATCGTAAAACGCTAATCTATCTTTGTCGTTTAATTCGTTAGCTACATCCCAGTAACTACGATAAAATTTAAATGCTTGTCTCATCTCCTAAATAATTAGATACATTTTCTTCAATGTGTGAGATATTATTTAAGTTAATAAAATAATTTCTTTGATGTTTAACCTGAATATGGTTATATTCATCGCAAATAATTTGTTCGCTTTTAATTTCTATAAAATCTTTTGAATCCACTTTAATTTTTTTTAATTCTTCAATTGTTAATGAAGTCCAAATTTCTTTTCCATTGTTAAAATAAATAGTTGCCATAACTTAAAATTTAAATAAACAAAAAACCCCGCTAACTCCCGAGCCTCTCACTTCTCGTTCATTAACAGGGTCAATAATACCTTTAAGTTCTATAATGTGAGAGGGAACCATAATGCAAATATAAAAATAATTATTTAAT